ATTTCGGTGAGATTCTTAATTCAAAAGGAGTCACGGTGTGGCCAAAACAGATTTAACCCCTCAAGACCAATTAGCCCTAGAAGATCTAGAAGAGCTAGAATTGCTTGGTCAAAATTCAATACAAAACCGCAACGAGTTAATAAGCATACATAGCAACTTATTAAATCGTACTGTTACAGTAACTCGCGACCAAATATACAAATATGCATCTGTCATGGCGTCAAATACACAAATAGCGTCTCTCATAGGGGTCGACAAATCCACTATAGGCTTATTATTTGCACGAGAGATTAAGATGGGGAGAGCTTTCGCCAAACAGAAACTCTTAACTAGATTCTATAATCTCGCGGTTTATGGTAATAATCCATCCGATCGTATTTTTGCACTTAAGAATTGGGCAGGTATGAGTGATACAGGTATGGATGAACAATTCGAAGATTTAGAAAGCGGTATCGACTTTAAAGTTCGTCGCCCAACTAAACCACATCAGCAAATGAACGAGATAGAAGATCGTGAAAATAGGGTTCCTAGCCTTTCAAATCTAGAACAAGAGTTTCAGAATGAAAAGCCTTAATTTTGAGTTAATGGAGTATCAAGAGGATTTCGTCTTTGATACTTCCCACTCAGAACAAGGCTTTACTGGCGGCTTTCGAACAGGTAAGAGTGTTGCAGCATGTCATAAAGCAATCTTTCTATCAGCACTACATATTGGTAAGGCTGGTGCGCTATTGAGCCCAACTTATGGAATGACAAAACGAAACATACTTCCTATCTTTCGTAAATTAAGAGAAACATATAATCTTAGTATAGACGGACTTTCATCAGCAAATCCAGCAGCATTATATATTAAGTGGGGCAATAAAGTTTCTACCATCCACTTAGATATAAGTGCCGAAAATCACGAACGATTAAATGGTGTAAGTCTCGCGTGGGCCGGATTAGATGAAGCCGATAAGTGTATTAACCCCGAGATTGCAACAACTGCATGGATGCAAATGGGTTCTCGTTTAAGTGATACTGCACCGGGGGAGAAAGGTGTTCGTTTTGCCACATCGACTCCAGAGGGTTTCGGATTTATGTATAATACTTTTGCGGAACATGACCCAAATTATACACCCGAAGAAGTGAAGATTTGGGAACAAGAAGTGAAACTCTATACTGCTTCTATGTTAGAAAACTACATGTTGCCACCTTCCTATGTTGACCAACAACTTAGATCGCTGCCAAAGCACTTGCATGAGCCGTATATTCTAGGTAAATTTACTAATATTAATAAGAATGTTGTCTATGTCGAATACGATAGAGAACTTAGTAATACTACATTAACACTTACGGATATGTTACCGAATGAAATTCTACATGTCGGTGTGGATTTCAATAATAATGGTATGAGCGCTATTGGATTTATTATTCGAGATAATATTGCACATTGTATATATGAGTGCATTGGAAGTATGAATACTCCAGCTCTATCTCGTAAATTGAAAGCCGATTTAGTTGATAAGAATTTCATCATCTATCCAGATCCAGCATGTATTCAGAACAAATCCAGCAGTGATAATACAGATTTAGTAATATTAAGACAACATGGCTTTAGAATCCAACTAATGAACATACATCCAGCAGTACAGGATCGTGTTAATAGTGTAAATGCAAGATTTAACAATATAAAAGATGAACGAAGATTACTTGTTAATAAGCTAACTTGCCCGCTCACTGTGAAAGCCTTATTGCAACAGATTTATGACAGTAGTGGTGTACCACAAAAGAAACAAAAACTTGCTGGAACTACAGCTACGCAGGTCGACGGACCTTTAGATGCCCTCGGATACGGTGTATTCACATTGTGGCCACTACGCAATCAGAGAGCATCAAAAATAACAATTCAAGGATTTTAATTATGACTAAGAAAATAGACCCAACAGTATCTCACCCAGAATTTAGTGAGTTAGATCGAAAATATGATATTTGTGAAAATGCATTTGAGGGTGATGTTACCGACTTTGTTCCTCACTTAGTAAATCAATCAAAGAAGGAATATGATGCATATGTATCTCGTGCTGCATATTTTAATATGGTCGAAAAGACTATAACTGCTGTATGTGGTGCCCTTACTAGAAAGCCGTATGTGCTTAACGGTTATGCTGAGTTTCCAAGTACAGATGACGGTAACGGGCAGACTTTCTTACAAGAAAACTATCGCGATATTCTATTAGGTGCCCGTGTTGGTATTCTAGTTGATGTGGGTGACGATGGTAAGAGCAAACTTATCGATTATGATGCAGATGACATTATTAATTGGTATGGAGACGGCACAAAACCAGGTGATTATGTGGTTATCGAGGAATGTAGTTTAGTTCCATCACTCGATAATCCATTCGAACAAATCGAAATTGAATCATGGCGCGAACTATACATTGATGATATGGGGTTCTATGCTGTGCGTATATGGACCGAAAACCAAAAAGGTCAATATGTTGCAGAAAGTCTACCACCGATGCTGGTAAACGGTAGTCGTATTAACTATATTCCTTTATGGATTTCGACACCTTTCGATAATAGTTGGGAAGTTTATAATCCACCTCTTTTCACATTGGCAACATTGAATATCAGTCACTTTAAACAAGCAACTGACCTAGCCCACTATGCACATTTTATGGCTCTACCGACTTTCACTATTATCGGTGACCTATACACCTATACAGATGGTAGCGGTAATCAATCAAAAGCCCAAATACTTATGGGTTCCACCCAGGAAGCATTGCATTTAACACAAGGATCCACTGCACAATTTACTGAAGTATCGGGTGCAAGTTTTTCTATGTTGCAAAATGAAATGGCAGCAACAGAAGAGCGTATGTATATTGCAGGTTCGAGACTATTAAGTTCGAAGAATGGTATTGAATCCGCTCAAGCACTACAATTAAGAGCCGGAAGTGAAAGTGCAGTATTGAATACAATCGTTCATAGTTTAAATTCAGCATTGAATGGCGCATTAGTTCTATGCGGGCAAATCGATAATGTACCAAATCCAAGTATTGAACTTAATACAGACTTTACCGCAGCAAGTATGGATCCAACAGCAACAAAAGCACTATTAGAGCTTTATACAGCCGGAACTATTACTTTAGATCAACTTTTAACTGAATTATATGCGGGCGAGGTAGTACGAGCACCTAAGTAATTTCTATGATGATAAATAAAATTTATATTCCGGAGGAATAAATAAATGTTGAAAATGATAACAAGCGAAGTACCAGCGGGGCTGGAGACTTACTATACTGCAACAGAGAGCGGACAATTTCGTTTAAATGTTGAAGATGCTGTACCAACTGCAGATGTGGAAACACTAAAGCAGAAGAATAAAGAATTTCGGGACAATAATGTCTCGCTATTAAAGGAAAATGAAAAGTTTAAGAGCTTTTCACAAGTATTTGGTAGTGAAAATGTTAGTGCCGAAAAGTTACAAGAAAAAATAGATGCATTAGCTTCCAGCAGAGTTGCTAGTTTAACAGAACAAATGAAAACTAGTTACGAAACTAAAGTAAATGAATTAAATGATAAGCTTGCTAAATCAGGGTCGCGTTTAAGTGACTTAACTCTAGGAAGTGAAATCATAAAAGCCGCTTCAGATCACGGTGTGATTAGTTCGGCACTTGAAGATGTGCAATTTAGAGCAAGAAATGTATTCAATGTAAATGAAGAAGGTACTATTAAATTCAAGGAAGAAAAACTTGATGCTAGTGGAAAAGCTTATACAGTTACAAGTTGGATGCAAGAAATGAAAACTAAAGCACCACATCTTTTTGCACCGTCACAAGGCACAGGTGCGAAGCCGATAGTTAAGGGGTCAGGTAATCGAGCAGGTTTAGATAACCGTTCGGCACATGACAGACTATCAGCTGGACTTTCACAAATCAGTGCAGTTTCAATTAAGAAACTCACATAATAAGGATATTATATCATGGCATCATTCACATTAGCAGAAGCACAAAAATTAGGTCTTCCAGATCTTCAATCAGGCATCGCCGAAACAATTTTAACAGTAGCACCAGCATTATCACTAATGCCTTTCAACCAAGTTGCAGGTAATTCATATGCGTTTAATCGCGAATTGACTTTGGTTGATGGTCAATTGATTGCTGCAGACGGTACTATTACCGACTCTAGCGCGATGACTAATACACAAGTAACTGTAAACTTGAAAGGTATTTCAGGTCAATCAGATATTCCACACATGGAACTTGCAATGCAGATCGGTGCAAATGCAGGAAACGATATTAAAGCAATCCACTTGGCATCCGCTGCTAAGGGTGTTGGACGCAAGTTCCAAGATATGCTTATTAACGGTACAGTCAGTGCAAACGGTTGGGATGGTTTGGACGCAATGTTGACAGCTTTCACTGCACAAAACTATGACGCAGCAGATCAAGCTTTCAGTTTCGACTTGGTAGATCAAGCTTTATCACTTTGCTTGGTACAACCAACTTGGATCATGGGTAATGCTAAAGTAGAAAATGCTTTCCGCAAAGCACTTCGCGCTGCTGGCGGTGTAACAATGATGGAATTGAATGGTAAGCAGTTTATGTCATATGAAGGCATTGCTTTCGTTCGTAACGATTATATTGCAACAGACATCGACGGCGGAACTGCTGGTAATCAAACAAACATCTATTTTGGTTCATGGGATGACGGTTCGGCAACAGGTGGTTTGGCTGGTATTGCACCATTCGGCGATTTGTTTGGCGTTACAGACATTCCAACATTGGAAGCTAAAGCAGCATCTCGTATGCGTGTTGTTATGTTTGCAGCAGCTACAGTATTCAGCCCATTGGCTGTATCGCGTTTGCTTTCAGTCACTGTTTAATTAATATTTAACAGATAAATAAAGGTGTCGAAGGACACCTTTATTCTTTTTAGGAGTGCAATCCATGTCATTAACAGTTGGAACTGACACATATATTTCTCTAGCAGACGCTCGTGCGTATGTAACAGCCAATTCGCTGACACCCTTACCAGCCGTAGATGCAGACGCTGAAAAGTTATTGAAACAAGCAACAACAACCTTAGATCAACTCTATGGTAATAAATATTTAGGTATGAAAGCCACTTCCACTCAAGGTATCGCTTGGCCTAGAAACTATTTTAATACAACAAATGCCCCACATTATAGTGGAGACTATCTATATGCAACGATAGATAGTGATGGTAATCCTCGAGACTTTAGCGGGTTACAACCAGAAACAGGATATGCAGAAACTGAATTAGCTGTTATGATACAAGCTAAAATAGATGTTTATGCACAGCCAAAACCAACTGTAAATTTCGAAAAGAGCAAAGTAGGAACGCTTGAACAGGAAATTCATACAACAGATAATAAATCTTATAGAGTTGACCCACTTTATAAAATTTCACTTATACTTCGACCTATATTATTAAACCAAACTGGTACTATAGCGATCACTAGAGGCGTATAATATGAATATGAAGACCGACTTTCAAGCCATGGCAGTAAATCTGATCACATCTGTCTTTGGTGATATTGCACAGATAGTTACAATTAGACACCCAATATATAATAACTACGATGAAGAGACAGGCGCTCTTATAAGTGCTTATGAAGATTATATTGTGAAAGCAATTGTTGGCCCGTGGACTGACGATAATCTTTCAGCTGCTACATCAGATAGAATTAGGTCGGATGATTTATCAGTTTTGCTTGCTAAAACGCAACTTGTTATTAATCCAGAAATGGATGTAGATACTTTAATAACAGCAGACGGTACCGAATGGTCAATTTTATATACATCGGTCGATGAAGCAGAGGCAACCCTTACTTTAAGAATTTCTAAAGGTATAGAATAATGAATAAGGTAATTACTATTCAAGTTATTCGACCAAATATTAAAGGATTGACAGAAAATAGTAAAGAGATACTATTAAGAGAGCTATCTAGACAGATAGCAGAACAAATAGTATTTCAAGAAGAAATGAAATTACGAGAAGCCGAATCCAAATATTGGGAACAATATTTTCTAGAATGGCAGATACGAGATATTAAGAACGAGTTAAAATATGGCTATTAAAACTATAAGCCAACTAGATAAAGTAATGCAAGAATGGGCTGTAAAAGAAACCCAAAAGATGCAAAACGATTTATATACAAGTATAAGAGCGGAGACCCCTGTAAAAACAGGCAAGGCTCAGGCTGGTTGGGTGGATACTGAAGTAAAAAGTCTAGGTGATACAGGTCTTATCGAAAATGATGTGGACTATATTGGCTGGATAGAATTTGACACCGATAATCGACCAGGTCACTATATGGTAACACGAAATATTAAACGGGTGGTAAGCTAATGTTAGCAACTAATCAACAAGTAAGAACTTTCAGTGAAGAACGCGAGGCTATCGAAACCCGCTTCGGTAATCTATTTGACACTTTTACGACACCAGTACAATATGGAAATCTTACTATATTGAAAAAAGGCAACCAATCAATTCCAACACCTTATAAGGGTGATGCGTTTGTGCGATTAAACTTGATTGGTGGACAATCACAACAACAAGAAATTGGTAGAAATATTACTACTATCAATGGAAATATTTCTATCACAGTATTTGTTGCACAAGATATAGGTAGTCAGAAAGCACGAAGCTTGGTTGACGAAATATTTCCTATATTCAATGCAGTAAGTTTTAACGGTATCACAACAGGACCAGCCACAGTTCGTGAATTACCTCCAAACAATGGCTGGTACCCTATTAATTTAACAATTTCTTATGTGTGGTATCACTGCATTCCATCCTGAGATAAATAACTATTACAATAACTGGAGCTCTATACTATGTCATGCCAAAATTTTGCATCAACATCGGAAGCTACCCTAGCATATGGCGTTCAGTCAGCTTGCGGTACACCACAAACTACTTTAAAAGCATTACGCTTTGTAAGTGAAACCCTTAATTCGACTGCGTCAACAACTCAATCGAATGAAATTCGTGTCAATCGAAATGTTGCGGACTTGATCCGAACATCGACATCGGTTGGCGGACAAGTCAATGTAGAATTTTCGTATAAAGTATACGATGACTTTCTGCAAGCATTGTTACAATCAGCAACAGCATTAGATGGTGCTAACACAGAAATTAATAATGCCTCCACTAAGAAATATTTTACATTAGAAAAGAATACACCACTTGCAGACGGAACTGGCGCTTATACAGTTTATCAAGATATGCAAGTTGCATCGATGAACTTAAACATCGCCCAAGGCGCAGTTGTT